GAACCTACCGCCTTTTTACTTTGACTAGGGTATTCTGCTCGATAAGTAGCATAAAGCCCGTATCGCATTACAGGGTCAGATGAAGTACCGTCACCGTTTAGTCGCTCTCTAGCTATTGTGATGTCAAACGTACTATCCTCGCCCTCTGTTTGCTGAGCAATCTCCATTAGAGCTTCGTTTAAGAAGATGTTGAGTCCCATTTCATCAAGCTGTAGTACATCGGTGTCAGTAGTCGGTTGTTTAATCCAAGTACCGCCTGATGTTTGGAACAAATAGCCTGAGTAATACTTAATATCGAATGGTCGCCCGACTGATACTGTAATATTGTCTACTCGAATAGCACTGATGGCAGAAGCTACTGCAAAGGTTATCTTAGCTGAATCAATATTAGCTGGTGCCACTGTGCCTGTCTCAGTAGCGGTACTCCAAGGGAAGCGTAGTAGGTTCCAGCCCTCTCTAAAAGCTGTCCCGTCTGCTTGAGTAGTTTGAGCTACTGTAGTCCAGTAGTCAGTCGTCAAGTCGTTACCAAAAATGAAGGTAGCTGATGTCACCACCGTTGGCATATACACCCACACAAAGAAGTCGGCTATCTCGTCCCAATCAGAAAGGTCTATGGCATCGAGGGTAGTGTTATCAATGCCGTCCCCTGTAGCCGCCACATCGAATCGGATAGACGCACTACCGGTGTACTTGTATATTTCATCTGCTACGAGGTTTGTAGCCCCTGCTACCGCCGCCCACGTACCGTTATCGGTCAGACTGTTCATATTGTGAATAGTCTTTGGTGGGGTAGTGCGCCAGTTAGCCCTTAATACCTTAGTACCATTAAGACCATCAATAGCGATGGTTTTGTTTTGAATGGCTTTTTTGAGGTCGAAGTTAGTTAAGAACTCTCTACGAGCATAGTCAGACAGATTGCGCTTATCTTGTGGGATAAGGTCTATAGGCTTTTTGTAATCTGTTGGAAGTGCGTAGTTGAACACGTCATCGTGAACAGTCTGGGATAAGCCTTGTAAACGAATGGTTGTCACTGGGTCAATCTTGGAAAGCACTGCATTGGCGGCACGCTCAAATAATTGATATTTGTTGCGTACCTTATTCAGAGTAGCACCGTGTGCCATTCCGGTTAAGTGGTTTTCAATTTCTCCGATAGAATATGACAAAATATTACACTGTTATTAATTCCTTAAAAGTAGGAATCAACTTAATCTCATCGTTTATTTTTCGAGGGTGATGAGCATGGCAAAGTGTTATGCCATTGTTAACCTCGTATCTTAATTCTGGGAACTTTGACCAGCGTAGGATATGGTGTGCTTCTAATCTACCGTTACAGTCTTCATTGCCTATTTTGCATTTCCAACCGTCACGGTTCTTTACTGCTTTCATCCATACTCTATAAGCATAATCATAAGCTTGGATTCTCCCTTTTTTTAAGGTAGTTCTGTCCGCCTTATAGCTATAATGATTCTTACCACGATTCTTTTTTATGAAGCAATGACTACACCTCTTAGCAGAGTAACTCGCTACTTTAATGTTGCAGTCTATACAGTTTGACAATCCACCTTTCCAGTACGGACTATTTTCACCAGTAGGTACCCGAGCAGAACGGACTTGTGACATTTTTTCTCTAGTTTCTTTAGGAAGTTTCTTACCTCTTTGAGAAGCATACCTACAATCTAAAGAACAGAATTTAATCTGTTTCCAATGAGTTGCCTGTTTTTGCAAACTAAACTCTTTATTACATTGTTGGCAAATTTTTTCTACAAAAGATAAGGACATAATTTATTTTATCACAAGTTTTTTTCAGATTTATTCTTCAATGCTTATTTCACAAGTAGAATCGTCTGTTGATATTGTAGTTGAAGCAAATGTTACTACGCAGCGTACTTGGTCAAAGACATCGCTAACTAAATCAAGCGAGTACATTGCTGTAGTAGTACCAACTGCTTCAAGTGAAGCTACTCTAGTGATAGTTTCTGAATTAGCATTAGCTACGTTTGAAATCAACTTATTGTAGTCATACCAATCAGTACCGTTAGGTGATACCTCGATTGCGAATGTAGATGTAGCCGTACCGAGTGCATCATTGTACTTAAAATATGCCTGTACCTTTTTAGCTCCAGCGATTGATAGTGAGTCTGAAGTAGCGTCAGTAGTTGTTGCTGACAGCACCGTATAGTGACGGTAGATTTCGGAATTTGGACTTAGACCTGTTCGTTTATCAAGTACGTTTGCCGCTTGAACAACTGTAAATAATAATGCGAATAGTGCGAGTGCGAACCCTGCGTAAATAAGTTTTGTACTAATTGTTTTCATAAATTGATTAAGTTATCTGCTAACAGCACCTATTCGTGTGTCCGATATTATCGGACACACAGTAGATGCTATTGGCAGGACCCTGCTTCTATTCTTAAAGCCGTAGTTGTAGCGGCTAGATAGATTCTAGTAGTAGTTCCTGTTGTGCTTACCATCTCAATACAAGTACCCTTACCTGAACCAGTTGTAGCTGCCCCGATAGTAGTAGTACCTGTGCTAGTTAGGGAAAGGTCACCTGCATCTGCGATGATATCTCCTGCTGTAGCAGTTAATGATTTGGCCTCAAGATCGCTATTTGGAAAGCGGGTAAAGCCTCCCAATACTTCTGATTGATTATCACCAACCAGAAGACTTGCGCCAAAGAACACGGCTACAGTTGTAGCAAGTGCAATTATGGCGACTTTTACTATGTCATTCATAGTTCTAGTTGGTTAAGTGATAATCTAACTTCCTCTCAAACCAACATAGCCGCTCCAAGTTCCAGGAAATGAAATCTCATCGAACAAGTATCGGTAAACGTAAGAGTGAGTACGGGTGTACTTTGGTTCAATCATTGAAGACTCGTAACCAGCGAATACCTTGCGATGTACTTGGTGTTGAGCTGATACAACGTGAACCGCTGTTGCCTTGTATGTACCTAGGTCACGAGCTGAGTTAAGGAATGGTGACTGTCCGATAGAAACTCGTCCATAATCGGTCTCAAAAATGTTGAGGTTGTTTTCAGCTGAGTCAGCAATCGCTTCTGAGTTCATGATTTCCTTTAGGTGCTTGTACTGTGTTGAACAGGTCAATACACCGGCTGGAAGGTAACCATTAACCTCACCGTGTTGCCCAAGCTGGGTTTGTAGTGAGACAAATGAGTTCCACAAGGTATCTGGAGACAAAGCACCAGTTTCCTCGTTATCTACAGTATCTCCACGTAGAGTAGTGTGTGAAGCCGAAGCTAGAGCATCACCGTCTGGTGTGGTGTAGAAGTTACCATTGAATGCGTCACCGTAGGTCTCTGTAAGAGCACGACGGTCACGGGTACGAACAACAGCGTCACCGATCTGACGACCAATTTCTGCTTGTTTGTTAGCACCGTTTGGACCAACCTTAAACGCCTCCCAAGAAACTGGTAGGTCGTTTGTGTTCTTAGTTAGTTCGATGGTCTTTTTGTTGCCGATAAAGGTGTTCACCGTAGGAACTTCCGCTTGTTCAGCCACTTCAGCAACGTCTGGTACACCTGCGTCTTCATCAAAGATGAAAGCTCGCTGGTCGATACTAGACTGCTTGAAAAATACTGAGTTGGTAGCTCCTATGTATGAAGGCTGGCTAGAACGCTCCGCTTCAGTCTCGTAAAAGACTGCGTCGATAGCAGTTTGCACTGCATCAGGCGATTGTCCACCAGTATGTCCTCCAGTATATTCTGACATAAGTAGTAATTAGTTAGCTATTAAGAAACATCGTTACGCATTGCGCGCGCATCTACAATCACACCAAGAGTACCCTTAGCAGTATCTCCGTCTTCAATACGAAGACCAGAAGTATCAGCGGCGGCAGCTTGGTCGAGGGTGTAAACGCTAGATGTTAGGTCAAAGAGAATTACATCGCCTAAAATAGCGAGTAGTTCTGCTGCGGTATCGACAGCCGCAGTTGATTTTGCCTTTGCCCATAGTTCAGTAAAGTTTGGAATTGGTCGAGTAACAGAAACCTCACCAGCTACAGAAGCGGTGTGTGTTCCTGCCTTTGCTGCAATACCACCGAAGTTATCAGTAGCAATTACAGGCTTTGCGTCAGTAAGGACAATCGCAGTGTTAGCCGAAGCTGCACCGGAGGAATAAGTTCCATAAAGCAGTACCGGCTCCCCTACGTTAATAGCGGTAGCGCCGGCAGCAACCTTATAGACTTTGTTCTTTGATGGTCCTACTACACGAACATCGTGTTGTGCCATATATAAGTCAAGATTTAGTTAATAATCTTGACTATAAAGCTCTATTCTCCTTTCCAGCGCTTCTTCGTCTTTGGATCAAAGTAGAATGTTTTACCATCCTTTAACTTCTTAGAGTAAAGACGTTTCTTTCCATCCCATTTCATACCAGACGCTTTAAGGGTCTGGGCATCTTGTGATGAAAGTGTGGTTTCAGCCGTACCAGTTGGGTCTTTAACCGTACCAGATACGTCTTTATTCCTAGTGTCTTTACTCTGCAAAGAACGCTTCAATTCGCTATTTTGAGCAATAACTCGCTTGTAGTTGAGTCCACCGAGAGCAAACATTACGTCTTCTTCAAGATTGCCGGTAGGAACTACACGGTTCTTCCAGAAGAGATAAGCCGCCTCAGCTTCGTCCCCCTCTACGTGCTTGGCAATAAGATTCTTAGCTTCACTATCTTGATTACTTTTCTCGTTAGTACGAGCAAATTCAGCAAGAACTTGGTTAATATCGGCACGAGTTAAAGGTTTGTTCTCATCCTCTTCAGGTGGAGTCTCATCCTTTTCATCACGCTTCTGTTCACGAAGTTTGAAAGCAAGGTCGGCGGCAGCTTTAGTAGCTTCCTCCGCTCTTTTTGTTTCAGCATCAGCGAGTGCTTTATAGTCAATGGTCTCAGTAGGTTTCTGTTCCGTAGTTTCCTCTTCATCGAATTCCTCCTCTGTAGTTTCTTCTATCGGTTCAGGAGTTTCTTCTACTGTTGTTTCTTCTACTTCATTTGTTTGTTCAGTCATATGACATCGGATTACTCCGTAAGATTATTGAAATTTTTAAGCTATTTAGCATCGGCATTACACCGTCGATACCACCGCTAGAGTGGCTTGGGACAAACCGACAAGCAAACGCTTATCAGCTGTACCAAGCTACCCTTGCTTGGTTAGTGTTTTTACTTTGGTCTTTATAATGTCCCAAGTATATTCTATCAGCTTTCCTGCGATTAAGTCATCCACAGTTTGAGACTGGTAGAACATCTTTTTAGCAGTATGGTGTTTAACCTCTGCGTTCAGGACTTCATAAAGGAAGAACTTTTCAAATAATTCCGCTTCGGATTTTATTTGCTTCACCTCATGTTCGGTCAACTCCCTACCTTTGAACCAATACGCTCCCTTCTCGTATTTAAGTATATCATTGTCGCCAATGGTCTTAAACAGATGTGAGACTGTACTGGTGAGAATCTTATGCTTATCAGACTTAGATTTTACCGCCAACAGCGCATCTTCGGCTGTTAGATATCCTCCAAGTTTTTTTATAAGCCAGTTACGCATGATTAGTCAGCCTTTGGTTTGTCTTCCTTCTTTGGCTTCTCAGCCTTTGGTTTTTCATCTTCTACCTCTACTTCCTCAATCGCTACTTCCTCAGCTGGACGTGGCTTACGCATTACCACAACCTGTGGCTTTACGTGTGCCTTCCCTGCCTTATAGTCCCAGAATGAACCATTCTTTACCTTTTCGCCATTAAGCATAATCAGACCACCAAGGCGGTCGTATTCTACCAAGATAGCGTTCTCATCTGTACTACCAACCGCTTGGATAGCTCTATCCACTTTTGGTTGGTACTTCAATGTGTATTTACCTATTTCCATACGTTTTTATTATTAAATAATTACTTATAACTATATCACAGTCGGTTGACGAGGCTGGACTGCTTTACTCTTAGCGTTCGCCGCCGTCTCCGTTTCTGGTACTGTCCCCATTACTTGTTCAGGGGTAGCAGACTGCTCGACGATATAATCATCGGCTTTCTTCTTACGTCCCCGAAGCAAATCACGGACGAGTTGTTCTGGTTGTACGATAGGGTCTTGTCTTAGGAGTGTATACATTTCTTGGTCCATAGCTTGTTCAAAGGCGCTGTTCTTTGGAATCATTGTGTCAGGTTCAACCCGAATCATATACTTCATCTTGGAGAACAAATGAGGATTTACCATATAGATATGCTCGCTGTTCTTTGGATAGCCTGTTTTATCAAGCAGTTCAAGGCTCTTGGCTTTCTTTTGATCTTCACTCATTGTCTTACCAACAAGAGCTTCACTAAAGATAATCTTCTTGCTTACTTGCTTGCCGTCAACAGTCTGGTCTTCAAGTAGGAAGTTACGATAGCCTAGGTTGCCTGTGAGTTCGTCAATCTGTGCGGTAGTGAGGTGATTTACCCCAATATCCAACATAAGTTGTCCTACTTGTGCTACTGACTGCCCTAGAGTCTTACCTACACCCGATAGAAGTATCTGCGAGTTACGCTCAGCTTGAGCAACTGAGTATGCTTTTTGATTTGCGTCAGGAAGTTGTCCACTCTGTACATCTGAAATACTATTTTCCTTAAGAGAGCTTTCTACTGCTGCCATAGCATTGTAGCCACTAGCATTGTTAGAGCGGGGCATTATGGCAGTCACCTTAGCTTCAGGATTTTCAAAGGCTGACACCGCTCCCGGCATCATCATGTCGGTGCTGATGTCATCTACGCCCGATACTGCTACTGGTGGCAATAAGTCCAATATCTCTTTGTTCATCGTCACTTCATAGAGTGCGTCTAGGAGTTGGTGGTCCCAACCAACGTTATTCACAAGTGACTTGTAGTAAAAAAAGTGTTCGTTAATACGCTCATAACCAAACGGTACAATGTCATACTTCGGCGCACCTCTTGAGTCCCGGTGCTTGATAGGATTCATCTCGATATCCTCTTCGTTACCCATGAAGATACCGTTAACAAACGGCACTTCCATATCTTCTCGACGTGATTCAGCGTAGACAATCTCTACAAGATGGTCATGCTCATCATCTTTAACTTCATAAAACAGTCCATCCTCATCGTTATAAATACTCTGTATACCAGCTTGGACATAACCCCAGTTATCTTGTTCGCCAAATAAAGCCTCGGCTTCCTCATACTCCACATACTTCTTCTTGATAACTGTCCTTTGCTTCTGGATATTCTGCTCGTAAGCGTTCGTTATTAAAATCTGGTCGGCAGAATATACATTAGCTTGGAAGCCTGAAAGAACATCATCAAGTATCTCTTTCTTCTCCCAACCTTGTTCAGTGCGTATCTTAATCTTCTGGTATACCTCACAGTAATCCACGCCTAGATATGTCACAGGATTCACCAACATACCAAGCGATGTAAGTAAGAATGAATCTCGATAGTTGGAATTGACTGTCATCCATTCCAAGATGTCTCGACCTATCTCTGCCATATCCAAGTCACCCTCGTCTTGGTCATTTTGAGCAAAGACGTTAGGAACAATATAACTAGAGGTCAGGTGGGCATGCATCGCCATTGTTCTATTGCGTGCCATTGAGCGTGTACCTCGCCACTTCCACGCTTCTCTAGGGTCTTCATATGACTCGTCTACAAAGGAGTTAAAGGTACGCTGGTCCCGGTTCATTCGGTCAATCACCGACATGTTATTTAGTTCTTCAAAAGAACGATGAAGAATATCGTAGCCGTCATTAAAGGCTCGCTTAACCTTTCCAGTTAAATCAGCTACTTCTTTCGTTGGTTGATAGCCGGATACCGGCGTTGAGTCATAAATATCTCCAAGCATTGCTTAGTGCCACGATTACGCAGTGGCTCGAAGGTTATAATTTAATAATAGCATACTAAATCTTTTGTCAATACTTTCTTCGCGCAGTTTGTGGCACATGGATGATGACACCTTTCTTGGCTTCTGTTGGTGTTGATGTGCGGTTGTAGCCGGACCAAGATGGGGCGATTGTTTTAGAGCCAGTGGTATGCACTGTTAGTTTGTATTCAAGACGTGCTTTCATCATCGCTGTATCAGCAAAGTCAGGAGAACGTCCTAATTGTTCTTTAATTTCATCTTTTGAAATTACTCGTAGCTTAGTATCTTTGTCTCTGTCTCTACTTTTAATATATTCCAGCTCCTCAATAAACATATCTTTCCACACTTCATAAGTAAGCCCAGGGACTTCTGAGATGAACTGCCCTTCTTCAATATCCACAGACATTTTGTGACTGTTTACAATATCAGCAAAGGTGTAAGAACACTGAGCTTTTAAGTTAGCGTAGTTTTCTGTCTCACCAGTTAGAGGATTAGGCAGTGCTTGCGAGTTAGCAATGAAGCCTTGTACACCTTTCATCCCGTCAACCACTGCACCACCAATACCATCTTCGTCAGGAACGATACGACTATAAGTTATCTTCTCTTTAGCTGAAATATCTTTAGCTTTTTGAGTCGTTATTCCAGTATCTTGTTTCTGGTAAATACGCACACCATATAGTTTCCAGCCTTTCCATAAATAAATAACTGTCTTATCTACACCGTGACGAGCTACGTCAATAGTCATTGCCTTGTCTCCTTCTTCCACTGTATTTGAAAACAAATCAAGAATAGCGTCAGACTCGATGAGCTGTGCTGGATCACTATCATAATCAAACGAACCAAGTTTTAGACGAGCACGCATTGATGGGTCTTTGATACGGTCAAGCTGTTTACCATATGTATCAGCCGTATGTGGGTTATCAGTATAAAAAGCGTGAATAAATACCACGTCTTCTGGTAACGTCCCGTCTTCAAACTGCTTGTAAACTCGCCTTACCCAACCTTTGTTAGGGTTGTATGTGTACAGCGTGTCTGGTTTCAGCCCAAACTCATCATTCATATGCCTACCAATACGAGACTGAAGAATGTCTACTGCCATAAAAGGTATCTCTCCAGCTTCTTCAATCCAACCATCAGTATATTCAAGAGAACCAAGTCGTTCGTACATCGGGTCACTTGGTTTCAAAGCAAGGTCTAAAAAGTCAATGCGACTACCATTTTTAAACTCTATGTAATTATACTTTCCATTGAAATGCCAATCATCTTGTGGAATTTCGTGATACTTACAAACCTTATTAAAGGTCACATAGACAGTTGACATCAAACGAGACAGCTCATTGCGTCCAACAAAAGACTTGTAACCAGGATATGCGTACGCTCTAGCTAGTCGTGACTCACAACCCAACCAGGACTTACCACCTCCAGCCGCACCACCATAATGAATCTCTGCTATAGCAGGGTCTTGTAATGCTTGCCAAGCAAGGTATTGCTTGACGTTAGGTTTGATTTCAAGATTTCTTCCCTTCATTAGGCTGGTTAATAGTTATCCCTGTGATAGGCATCTTCTTGCCGTCTTCGTCTTCGGTGTTGATTGTTTGAACAACCTTACCCCAACCTCTTTCAGATAACCATTCACGAGCTTTATGGTCACCATCCTTAGCTTGCATAATTGCTTTGTCAACAATTGGTCCAAGCTCTTTATCAAGACGCTTAGCAATATAGTCACGAGCTTTTTCAGCTAACAGAGTAGACTGCTTGGGTTTTCGCCCGCCTTTCTTTCCGTTTTCTACTGATGTTGTACTTCTTTTGTCTGCCATATACTTGATTTAGGTAAGAACCTATTGTATTACTTCCCCGCCCTCCGCTTCGGAGTAGCTGGATTATTCTTCTTGGTCTTGTAGATTATACGGTCACGCATTGGTTTTGATTGTGGCATATATTTTACCCATTATCCCTCATCGCCTCCTCAATTTCTCCATCCCAGTCATCTTCTCCTGCTCCGTTACCTTTCTTATCTTGACCTGATGCTTTAAGTATAGCACGAGCAATGGCGTTGTAGCCATCAGCTGGTGATTCGTCCTTAGTTTCTGGAATAAGTATCTGTACCGTTGCAAGGTGTGACGCTACCGATACGGCGTGTTCTACCACCAGTCGGACCACCTTAGCCGGGTCAATAATATCCTTTCCAATCTTCAAGTTACCACCAGCATTCTCTTGAATCTGATTGTATGGTGCTTTAAGTGACTCAGTAAGAATAGACTGCGGTAATGTCTCAGCTATCTCCTTCAAACAAAGACCACCACCCGCTACATATCCTTCTTCTAGTGCTGCCTTAGTAGCGTATACAGCATCTTCAACTTTGAGCTTTAAGTACAACCCTTCAGCTTGTGACGGCGCACCAACTCGAATGATACCAACTGCTGATGACATCGAAGCTATCCGTCTATCAAGTAACGCCTTATGGTTCTGCATCTTAGTCTCAGCCTTTTGTTTCTTTAGTTCTTCAATACGCTCCTTAACTGCTGTCTTCTCTCCCTTTCCTCCCGTGGCAATAGCATCTTCTCTAGCTTCCATATCTTTAACTACCAAACGGCCAAGGAACCCTAAGTCTACAGCTGACACTGTGGATAACTTCATATCCTTGTCCTTGTTAATAAACGTAGCCCCAGTATAAGCAGCCACATCTTCAAACTGTTCACTTCTAAGTGACGGTACTTTCACTGGATAAAACATATACCCGCTTGGTGATACTGTCCCGTCTGGATTAACTATCCGCTGTGAGTTAAATAAATTACCGAGTACCGAGTCAGAGAATGACGGCGCCAAGATAGCCAGCTTCTTGATATTCCCCTCCTTGAACAACCTACCGATTAATTCACCTACTTCCACCGCATTATCTAAATTGTAATTAGTAAGCAATACCGGTACGTCTTGCATTACCATTTCGTATCTCGCTTGATTGTTTACAAATACCTTGTTAGGTACTTTGGCAGGAAAGCGCATACCCTTGATGACCTCATGTTCAATCTCTCCCTTAAATCCCTCAACTACATCAATATAGCCGTCTACGCCCACTTCCCAAGCCATTGAAGCTATTAACTTACCTAATTCCTTATCCTCTACTGAAACAGTGGCGATCTTCTCCAACTCCTCAATGGTCTTAACTGGCTTAGCCTGCTTCTTAACCGCTTCAATCACCGCTACACTAGCTTCAATCATCTGGTTACGAATAGCCATCACATTAACGTTGTCCCGTTTAACAAACGACCCAGCATTAGCATTAATGTTTTCGTATATTTTATTTAAAAGGTGACCACCAACCACAGAAGTTGTAGTAGTACCGTCCCCAGCTATTTCATTAGTCTTACTACAAGCCTCAAAGAACGCCTCTGCTACCAACTTTACAAACGGGTCTTTAGGTTCGATTGCTCCAGCAATGGTAACTCCGTCATTCGTGATACGAGGACCTCTCCCAAACGTCCGATACATCAAAGCGTTACCACCAGCTGGACCAATAGTTAATCTAACTGGATCATAAACAGCATTAACTCCTTTAACGATAGCCTTCTGTGCTGCTTCACCTGTTTTTACTTGCATAGATTATTTACGTTTCTTAATACTTATATTTTTGCCATTAACAGAACTCTCCACTTTTCTTTCGCCTCTCGGTTCACGGACAACTTTCTCTTTTGGTTTGTAATCAGTGGCCGTCACCATAATTCCCCACAGTGATTGCCCGTGTTTTATTTTATACTCTGCTAATTCTTTTTCAGTTCCCACAATTGTGTGTACCTTCTTTTCAGTTGACCTCCCGTAAGTAGTAACTATGTGCTTTTCTAACTCATCCCTTCCGGAAAAGTCTTTAGCTTTAATTTTCATATTCCCTAAAATAATACCACAATCCTTAGACCTTGACAGCCTCGCTGGGGATAAGGAGATAGAAAAGAGAAAAAAGCTGTTGTAGCACTGTAGCATACCTTTTATATGGCTCAACAAAGCCATATAACACAGATATGTAGCATACCCGTAGCATAGTAGCATACCCCCCATTTCTCAAATCCGTGGCTAATCTTAGCCAAAAATCACACTATTGTAGCACTGTAGCATACCCTTCTTAATAGAGTAGTAGTAGTAGTAGTAGTATATATAGAGGTACGTAACACACACAGGAGCCATACCGGAAACTACCTGCTACATCGCTACACCGCTACAAACTAAATTCTACGGCTAACTAGAGCCATAAAATCCGTAGCATATGGTGTACCAGACCACCCTAAAACGATGCTACATTTGGGTAAAATCACTAAAAAAACAGTAGCGGAACGTTTTTCTATGTAGAGATTGACTTAAAAAAGTTTATTGATACTATGTAGAGATTGCTAAGTTTTATATAAAAATTTATGGAAATAGTACAAAATAAATGTATACATTGTCTCCACGAATGGACCCAAAGACAAAATAAAGTTTCAGCTACGTGCCCCAAATGCCGCCGACGATCCTGGAATGGGTATGACAAGAGAAAATTAAAGAGATGGAGAGACGACGATTAAAGATGGAAATTAACTAGTTATCCCCATATCCCCCACTCCCCTACCACCTTGAAGATGTTATACTCTTTTTTAATGGAAAATATTAAAAAAATGCCAATCTGGATGCTCTGGAAAAAAGAGATCCGGAACGGTAAAACTACAAAGATTCCTTACCAGTCGTTAGTGATACCGTTAGTTCCGTCAATAAAAAAGCTTGGTTCGTCAACTGACCCAAGCACCTGGAGCACCTACGATTCTTTGAAGGAAACCTATTTCAAAGATACTCCAACTTCCGGCGACCAAGGCATCGGCATTGTTTTTGAAAATAGCGCAAACATTATTGGAGTCGATTTTGACCACTGTGTTGAAGACGGTAAGATACATCCCGATGTCCTAGAGTTTGTTAGAGCTGCTAATACTTATGTCGAATACTCCCCTTCCGGTACAGGGTTACATTTGCTTTTTCAAAAAACTGAAGAGATTACTCTCCTAGCTAATAAGCATCATTTCGATAATCATTCAATTGAGATATACACCAGTGGGCGCTATTTTACTTTCACAGAGAATGAACACGAACTTTCAAAGCCGATTAGACAAATCACAAGCGATGATTTTACCAAACTTCTAGGCAATCTTGGTTATCCTTGGGGTAAAGATAAAGCGGAAACTGTTTTAACTCCACCAGTTGAAACTTCCTTCACTCTTGAGGATTCGGAGCTACTGGAGAAGATGCTCGCTTCTAAAAATGGTGCAAAGATTAAGCGACTATGGGACGGCGATGCCAGTGATTACAATAATGATTTTTCTAGCGCTGACCATGCACTCTGTATGCACCTAGCTTTCTGGAGTGGTAAGAACGCCGAACAGATAGAGCGGTTGTGGCTTTCGTCTACCCTTGGTCAACGTACTAAAACTAAGAAACGCCAAGATTATCGGACTCTGACAGTAGCTAATGCTATTAATGCGACCACAGAAATCTACACTCCAAAGCAGGTTTTCGGAAAGGTAAAAATGGGTAAAGGAGGGGAAAAGATTGATTACGAGTTTATCTTGACAGGAAAGCTTGGTGATCAATATCCGATGTTGGTTCACGGAAATATCCTGCGAGTTTTGCGTAAAGACCCATACTTTAAAGACGTATTACGAAAAAATGACTTCTCCCACTTAGCGGAGTTTAAGAACAGCCAGGGCCAGTGGGAAATCATGAATGATGATTTCATTTCATCTACTAGAGAATACATCTCTGAGGAGTTTCCTTGGTTTGTTAAGATGAGTTCAGCTATGACAACTGAGGCTATTCTTAGGGTAGCTTCCGATAATCGAGTTAACCCTCCAAGAGATTACTTCACTTCACTGGTATGGGACGGTACGCCTCGGTTAAATTCCTGGTTGCACCACACCTACGGCACACCAGACGATGAGCTACATCAGGCTATCGGTTCTAACTGGATTAAAGGACTAGTGAAGCGAGTAATGCGCCCAGGATGTCAATTCGATGAGGTGCTGGCACTTGAAAGCCCACAGGGGTATCGCAAGTCTACGTCCCTTAGAGTTCTCGGCGCACCTTGGCATGTTGAAACGACTCATTCCATAGATAATAAGGACTTCTACTTACTATTGGCTCAAAACGTCATCGTGGAGTTCTCAGAAGGTGAGATTATGGACAGGGCTTCAGTGAACAAGCTGAAGGCCGAAATAACCAAGACCGAGGATCAAGTGCGACCACCATACGAAAGAGGTATGGTCAAGTTCTCCAGAGCCTGTGTATTTGCTGTAACTACTAACCGACTCGAACTAAAGGATGATACGGGTAACAGGCGGTGGCTCCCTGTGCAACTACAGAAGGTAGCGGATATAGACTGGTTAGCTGAACACAAAGACCAACTCTTTGCGGAAGCGTACCATAGAGTGATTATTGGGAATGAAACGACTCATGAATATCCCGACTCGTTGGTTGACTTACAGGAAAGCAGACAAGAGTATAACGATAGTGATGAGTTATTGATAGATTATTTAGCTAAATTCGATCTAGAGAAACTAGAAGAAGGGGAGTTATCTTTGCAGATGGCTTGTCGGGCAGCGTTGGGGGATGTACCAGCTAATAAGTTAGACGAATTGAGGGTGTCTAGTGCTTTGCGTCGACTTCATTTTGATAATAAATCAAAACGTATTGGGGCTAAGGTTGTCCGACGATGGATTCCAAACCCGAAGGCAATAGAGATGTTAAAAGCAATTAAGGAGCATAACGATAATTTTTAAAATATGACATTCAATTACGATAAAGAGTATGACCAGAATTTAGACCGAGGCTTTCTTGAAGCTCATGGGGTGATTATTACGCAATTACTACCTTGGCAGTTTAGACTGGAACATCCCGATATAACTGGGCGTTTCGTGTATTATCCTAAGAATGGGTCGCTCATCTATGAAAAACCAGAGTGGGGCGTTTCTAAGGTGGGCGAGTTTACAAACAGCGAGGATGTTTATCATGAGATAATGAAGAAGTCTAAATAATATAATTAAATAACATGACAACTATTTACTCAATAGACGCCGATGGCCGTGAGCGATATGACAGCGTTAGACAAAGTGAGGTAGGTAAGACTATCAATATATTAAAGCGTAAAGGACAGTTACGAGTATCTGTAATATGACCATCCTTCACCAACCATGCCCATACTGCCTAACTGGTAGCGTCCAGAAGATTAAAGGACGTACATATTGTACGAGTGGAAAGAAGAAGTGCGTGTTTAATCAGTATTGATATGAAACCAACCGCTATCATAAAATACATCCTAGAGAACGCCCCAGTCTCGCATTCCTCCCTAGAGCAACGAGCCACTACTAAGCATAAGATGTCTCTAGCGCAGTTCGATAAGCTGATGGTCACTGTCGGGAAGCACTATCAGATATCCGCCTCGGTAAAGGGTGGTGATGTGTGGTATAAGGAACGGTCTGTAAGGCCGAAGCAAGAATCTCCAGTGGAGCGATTCCTCCGCTGGTCCAAGGAGAATAAATATCCCGAAGACCCTTACAAAGATGAACCGGAGATATTCCTACTCTGTCATTGTCACTTGTTTAGAACACCAGAAGGCGAAATTTTTGATCCAGAGCGAGATGGACATAATATAAAGTGTCCAGCGGTTACAGAGCCGGAAGAGTTTTTATTACAGAACAGGATAATGAAGAGGTTATGAAATCTTTAAAGACTCAACAAGGTGGTACTCACTATAAAAGTCTAACTATTCAGCCAGTAGAATATATTTATAAAAACCAGATTCCTTATTTAGAAGGTAATGTTATTAAATACGTAACTCGGCATCGAACTAAAAACGGTAAAGAAGATATACTAAAGGCAATTCACTATTTGGAAATGTTAATAGATATGGAATATGGCGACCAGTGAGAATAAAGCCCAACTAGCTATCTTGAAACATCTACAATCTAAAAGTATTTTCTGTTGGAGACAAAATAATGGAGCTACCTATGATCCTAAGTTAAGAGGTTATCGCTTTAATGCTAGTTCTGTAAAAGGTGTACCAGACATTATAGGCATCCTACCTACAGGTCAGTTCTTAGGAATTGAATGCAAATCCAGTGTTGGAAAAATGTCACCGGAACAGTTAATTTTTAAGAAGCGTATCGAAGCCAATAACGGAGTTTATATCCTAGCCCGGTCAGTAGAGGATGTGGAAAACTCCCTTGCTCGCATTTAACCGCTAAGTTATACTCTTAGGAGTATCAATTAGATACAAAATTATTAAGGTGTTAATAACTTAGAACACATTATGGCTAAAGTAGCATATCGTCAACCGAGAGGAACATTCTTCTCAGTGTTGGCCAGTGATGGCAAGTTCCATCAGACCGTCGATAAAGAGACTCCCGGAGCTAAACTCCGTCAGTACGAGACATCAGACGGTAAGACAGGAGAGAAGTGGGAATTAGTAGCGGACTCAGTTGAAGGTGAGATCGAGAACATCTCTATCTTTGAAGGAGACTTCGGTAAGAACATCCTTATAGCTTTCAAGCTAGAGGAAGGTGACGCTGAAGAAGACCGAGTTATCGTGTCTTTAAACGTGGCGCAACAGTTCGGAGAGCAGTTTTTGGAGAAGCTGCCACACATCGACCACACTAAGCCGGTGAAGTTGATGCCGTACTCATTTGAGGATGAGAAGTCAGGCAAACCCAAGCGTGGCCTGACTATTATCCAAGACGATGAGAAGTTGCAGTCAGCTTATCAGGTATATGACGAGACGAAAAAAGAGTGGAAGACTAAGAAAGGTTTTCCGCTTCCTGATAAGAAAGGCGAGGGTTTTGACTCAGACGACTGGAAGGCTTACTTTATTACCAAGCGCAAGTACTTGCTTGAGGAGATGAAGAAGCACGACCTTTATACCGATGAGTCGTACGAAGCCCCAGCCCCAGCTTCAGCACCGGTGAAGAAGGGAGAGGATGGGAAGGATATAGAGTTCTAGTCTGTATATAGGGGGTCGGTTAAACCGACCTCCCATTATGGAGATTAAGTTATACGGTGAAGGAAAGGACTATGTCAGTTATTCAGCATTGAAGTTGTGGGAGAGTAACCCTGCTGAATACCGTCGTATCTATTATGAAGGCAAGCCACGACCAGACAGTATCTATACTCGCTTCGGAAAACATATCCACGATCAGCTAGAGAAGTATGATGACTTTTACAAAGAGATAGATAGGACCGGACTTAGAGAACAGCAGATACTAGTTACCATCGGTGGAGTTAAGGTCAAGGCATACATTGATTACATCGACCTCCGTATACCTCTTATCCGAGACTACAAGACCAGTATCAAGCCTTGGACTCCGGCTAAGGTGCAAAACCACGAACAGTTACCGTTCTACTCGTTGTTAGTCGAACATCAGTTCGGTATCAAGGTCCGAGATGTTGATATCTTGTGGTTAGAGACCCAGCATAAACAGCAGACTATAAAGCGAGGTGGGGTGACTATCAGTGGCGAGAAGGAATTGTTCCTAACAGGCTATTGGGAGGTGATCAAACGTCCTCATAAAGTTACCGCCTTAGAAAGAAAAAGATTAAAAGATTGGTTAATAAAAACCGCTAAAGAAGTGGAATTAGATTATGAACAATATAGATCCGAAAGTAACTGAGTACATGCGAGAGATGGGCAAGAAGCGTTGGCTTAAGTCCACCCCAGAAGAGCGCAAAAGACAGGGACAAATCTTAGCTGAAGGCCGTAGAAAGAAGCGAGAAAAGTTGTCCACAGGTGGGGATAATACCTAGTTGCGTATTTAACGGCAAATGGTAATATATAGTTATTACAAATTAAGTCATAACAACATGAACACAAAGAACATTAAACTACTGACCAAGTTGGACGAACAAATCAAAGCCCTCACTGAACAACGTGACTCACTTAGAGATTCACTGTTAGGTGATCTTAATGAAGCCGGACTCGATAAGGCAGTGACACCTTACGGGACGCTCACTAAGGCTTCCAAGACTATGTGGAAGTACACTGATAAGGTTACCTCATTAGAGGAGAAGGTAAAGGTAGCCAAAGTGCGAGAACAGCAGAGTGGTACAGCTACCAGAAGTGAGAGTTATTACTTGCGATTTACTCCAGTAAAAAACTAATTATGTATAACGAACATCAACCCTCAGTCTGGAAGCGTAACCGCATCCAAGCTCGTAACGACAAAATAACTGGCTACTTCATGGGAGCGATGCTGGCATTAGCAATCGTAGGAGTAATTATTTAAAATGAAACAAATCAAAACTCAAAAAGAATTAGATAAATTAGTTAAGAAGTTAAAAGTACTATTAAAAGGTAATTACTAATTTATGGACCCAACTAAATCAATCTTTACCGAGTATCAGACAGGTGAGAGACAGCACGAAGAGATGAAGAAGGAGGATAATAACTATTAAACATATGAACAACAACAAACAACTCGTCCGCATCATGATCCTCAACGGTGTCATCTTCGGGATACTATCGCTTACTATCCTAGGGTTATTGGCTGGCATACTGTTCGTGTTGCTCCAGTGGCCGGTTTAAGACCCCTTATCA